TGTAGAGCGGAAAACGTTTTTGCACTTTTTTCTAAAATATTTTGCACTCCGTATTCATTAAACCTGAGTGCAAAATATTTTTATAATTAGCTTCTTTAATAGCCAAACTCACTGACTCACCCCATCCTTGCAATTTTTCAATACTGACGACCTTACATAAATAATGACACTTGCTATTGGTTTGTGAGTTGCCGGACATATGCCCCTGCCCGGCGCGGGGTTTTAGTGGTAAGGTTTTTTCGCCCTGATTCTTGCAAGGGATACGGGCGAAAAAAATCACAACCACCACTAAGGACTTCACCACATGAGCGCTGATACCGCATTAGGCATTTTTAATTCACTGGGTACACTCGTCAAAACCCTTATCAATGAGCGCGACCGCCAGAAACTTTCTGCCCTCCAAATCGAGCTCACGAAATGTATCACTGAGGCGCAGGCCCAGCTTGTCGAGATACTCGCTTCCGTCACCGAGAAGGAGGGGAGGTTCCATACTCTTGAGCAACGAATAAGAAAGATGGAAACCCAACAAACTGAGCAGGCCAACCATCATCTTGTCAAACTGGGCACCGTCGGGCAGTTCTTCGCGTATGCTCCGGGTAGCAGAGCCGAATTGCTGGAGAGCACCACTGACGTCGAGTATTTCCTGTGCCAGCCTTGTTTCGATAGCGGAAAGCGCGCTGTTTTGATTGGAAATGGTCGTGGTCACTGGCGTTGCCCGGTCTGCAATGTTAGCGCCAACGTGGAGCCCGATACCTTCGAGTTTATCGATCTCGGCGGAGATGATCGCGGAGGCTGGTGATTCAGGACTGTTTACTTTCTGGCTCATAATTTGCTCTCTTATTTCTCTTATTCATTGAGGTGCTTTACATTCGCAGACAGCGGCAATATTTGTTTTATTTACGCAAGATTGCCGCGGGTTAAACTGACGTCGTTATATTTTGAAGTTAGTGATAATCAGCTCAGATACCTGATTCTTATTTTGTGAACCCACGGTGTAGTTTGTCATGGTGGTGCTGATATTCAGCCCGCCGAAGACGTCCCTCATTGCCGGGTGGTCGTTAACCGAAATGATCACCTTACCCTGCATGGCCGGACTCAGCGCCTGTTCAGCCATTAGCTGATACTGCTCAATGCCGAAGGGGACGCCATACCCCGTCGTATTCCAGTAAGGCGGATCAAGGTAGAATAGTGTTTCTGGTCTGTCGTAACGCTTCATACACTTCAGCCAGTCGAGGTGTTCTATCGTAACCTGCTGAAGGCGTTCCCACGCCCCGGATAATGTTTCTTCCATCCTGAGAATGTTCAGCGGTGCCGGGCGTGTGGCACGAACTCCGAACGTCCTTCTGTGGGCTTTTGCACCAAAAGACAATTTCTGCAGGTAGTAGAATCTCGCCGCGCGTTGAATATCTGTCAGCGTAACCGAGGGTGTGATGTTCAGCCATTCAAATATCTGGCGGCTGGTTAAAGCCCATTTAAACTGCCGGATAAACTCTTCCAGATGATACTGAATAACGCGATACAGGTTCACAACCTCCCCGTCGATATCATTCAGCACCTCAACGTCTGAGCGCTCTTTCATAAAGAACAGCGCTGCACCGCCGCAAAAAGGCTCCACATAACAGGTGTGCGCCGGGAACAGCGGCAGCAGCGTTTTAGCCAGCTTGCGTTTGCCACCCACCCAGGGAATAACGGGACTCACCATGTCTGTTTCCTCCATTGAGCCCTGTCGGCCATATTTTGCTGCTGACAGGGCTTTTATTTTATACGGAAAGCATCAGTTGCCTGTGCTTCCGGGCTGACTGGCAGCGGCTTTTGTTGCTGCTGCATCATCAATTTTCTTGCGAATGTAATTGCGAATCACTTTATATCCGCCGGAGAGGAGGTAAAGCACGCAAACACCGGTGCAAAAATAAAGTAAGCTGCTTTGAATAAATGACATAATGACCTCAGTTAATGTAATGAGTAACAGATGGCAGGTAAATCAACTCTGCCGGGGGTATTGAATACTTAAATTTTCTTTCACTTTATTGCTGTGCTTATTTACCAATACCTGAAGTGATGTGACCGGCATGACCCATCGTTATATCAAAGCTGGGGCTGGCTGTGTCAGTCCGTACCCCAAAATACAACCATGTCCTGTCCTGGCTGGTATCCCGGAACAGATAAATCACATGGCATGCCAGATTCGGGACCAGGTTGGGGAAATAATAGGCTCCGGTGACCTGGTCATTGCACCAGTCCCAGATGGTCTTGTGGGCGCCGATTGAGTCAATACGAATTGGGGTTCCAATGCCAAAGCTTCCCATCTTCAGTAATGTTTCTGGTGTGGCATCCGTGGGGGTAGGCTGCACATCATGCACGGCGCCGGTTTTAAGGCCCAGATTCGCTCTGGCTGCGGTTTGCGCAGGCACGCCAGCAGCCGCTATCTCCGACATGTTATTCCCTTTTTGCAGTGCACCGGTAATGCGGGCGTCATCACCTGCTGCAACGGTCCCCGCCACCTTGCCGACGTCGAGAACAGCAGCACCTTTGAGTTCCAGACTGGTTCTGGCTGCTGCTTTGTCCTTTACGTCGGAGAGATTTTTGTCCGAATGTAGAAGGTTATTCAGCCGCGTATCGTCCGTCGTCAGAAAGACTTTTTTCAGCGCCGTCAGAAACTGGTCGTTGGTCGCTTCGTTCGGCTTAATACCGGCGGCAGTCAAAATCGTAAGGATTTCACGCTGCGTGCTGAGCATGGCCGCCTGATTGTCATTGGCGTATTTCGGCGTGACGATGGTTGCCAGTTCCCCGGTTTGCGTGTTTTTCCCGTGGAATAAACCGTCTGCAGTGCCGATGGGATCAATGAGTGGTTTCACTTACGCTTCTCCTGAATACTTAAACACACACTCGGTATGGGCGGGTTTGAGGCGGCGAAACATTTCCTCAAGCTTCGGGTCACCAGACTCTTCCAGCCGGTCACCGACCGAGGACTCGCCCACCCGGAAGTAATAGCTTTTTTCCGGCGAGCCCTGAACATTCACCAACCAGCGCCACATCGGCGTATCGGGTTCATCAATGGTGATGGTGTACCCCATCGCAGCCGCCAGATTGATGAAGTAGGCCCGGCTGAGTCCGCCTGTTTCGGCCAGGGCGGCCATCACCCTGTCCCGACGCTGCTGCAGCGTGTCATTCTCCCCCGGTATCAGGGCATAAACACGTTCCCAGTCCGGCAGCGTGTTGGTGGCCGTCAACGGATCGATGGCACTCAGCAGGTCAGATACGGTCTGTTCCGCCAGCGCCAGCAACCGTGCATCCGCCTGGAGCTCTGCTCTCAGGCGGGTGCCGTTCGGGTTGTACGAGACCGGGGGCAGCAGCAGGGCCAGCAGGTTGACGTAATCGTTGCGGGTCATGATGTCTGCCCCTCAGCCTGCAGTGCCGTGATGGTGATTTTCCCCGGTCGGACCCACTCCACCGTGGTGGCATTGACCACCGGCAGCAGGTTTGTGGTCGGGGTGCTGATGCGGTAGTCCAGCACGCCCTCGGTGTCCGATATCAGGGCCCCAATCTGGGTTACAATTGCTTCCTGGCCCGGTATCAGCGCCGCAAACCATGTCTGCAGGCTGTTTGTTATGGTCGCCGTCACCGCATCCAGGGTGGTGGTGTCGCTGATACCCACCGCCACGGTCACATCCAGCGTTTTTTCTGTGGGGGCAAGGGCCTTGAAGTCTTTGGCCGTCACCGGTCGAACGCTGTCGATGTAGTGCTGAACCGCCTCCAGAGTGGCCTGCGAGGGCAGACTGTGCGCGGCAGTAATCACCACATCCACTGTGCCGAGCCCCCGGCGCAGGGGAAACACCCAGGCGCCGCTGACGCCTTCCACCGACATGGCCCACACTTTATAGTCGTGGGCATTCCCGCCAGCCGCGGGCTGACGCATGACGTCCAGCAGGCGGGCCAGCAGCTCGCCGTCGGTCTCGGTATCGGTGCCGCCCGTCATCGCATCGGCGGTCACTGTGCTGTCCAGGCCAGCCGGGGCGGAGACCAGCGTCCCGCTGATACCAGCCACCAGATTGCCGCCCATACCGGAGGTAGCGGCTCTGGCTTTTACGGTGGCGTGCCCGTTGGCATCCAGCGTCCCGGCCTCAGTGGTCTGATACAGCGTGGTGTTACCTTTCACCCGGAAGGCCAGTCCGGTCACAAAAGCGGTTTTTGGCGTGCCAGTCAGGGTGACTTTTCCCGCTGCAGCCGTAGCGGCTTTCTTTGTCAGGCCCCGCAGGCGGGCATGCATCGCGAGCCAGTCGCTGTCAGCCGTATCCGGGAACGCCTGACGCAGCACCCAGCCTGCATACTGATACAGGCCCTGAACCACAGAGGCGGTGGCGTTCGCCCGGACAAAGTTGTCGCTGTCCTGGCCGGTATCGGCATCCGGTAGCTGGTTGGTCAGTTCATCCAGCCAGTTTTTCACCAGGTCTGCATGGGCGGGAAGCGTTACGGGCATCGTCAGTTCACCTGTACCGGGTGCCGGAAGGTCGTGGTTTTGCCGTCGGCCTGCAGCACCTGAATGGTTAAATCAATCCAGCCGGGGCGTATTCGCACGGCGGTTACGTTGACAGCCTGCGCCCGCCCGTCGGTCACCAGTGGCTCCAGCGCCTGCCAGGCGTACTGCTCCGCCAGGGCGCGGGTCTCTTCCGTGTCCTTGCGCGGCAGCAGATGCAGACGGGAGCCCAGCAGCGGCGCGAACAGCCAGCTGCCGAGTGGCGTTTTCAGGCGCAACAGCACGGCATTTTCAAGCCGGGTGGTCCGGGTGCCGGTGTAGTCGCCTGTGTAAGGGTTGAGCATTCTGTCCATGCGGCCAGAGTATCGCGCGTGCGCGAGGCGGACATGTTGCGGGGGCGAAGCGGGTAACACTGGGGCAGAGGCGGCAGGCAGAGAAGGTATGGGCAAATACCCCCTGTAAGGAGAGAATCGAACTGCACCCCGGCCTTCGCCGGGGCTGGCGGGTATCAGTTGTGCGGTGGCCCGGAGTCGCCATCCGGGGTGTTGTGCTTGTGGGTGCCGATTTCGACGCCGTTAATTTTGACGCTGCCGGAGGTAATGGTGCCGCTGGCATGATTGATATTGCCGGTGATCGTGGCGGTTGAGCCCTGGCCATTGTCTCCACTGATGGCCATGCCGCCCTGGCCTGTCAGCAGGCCCTGCGCCGTGACGTTCTGGGTGGCGGTCACCTGCGGGGTTTTCACCGTCACGCTCTCTGCCGCCTCAATCACGGCTTTTTTGCATTTCAGGTGCCATTCCTCGCAGGTGGTCTCGATGATTTTGCCTTTCTTCAGGATGACGGAGGCCCCTTCATCGGTGTAGATGGCTACCTCGCCCGGCTGCAGGGCCTGAATGCGGTACTGACTGTGCTCGGTGGCAATCACGATACCGTGGCTGGTATCGCCCCCCAGCGGCAGAACGATGGCCATTGCCCCTTCAGGCGGGACAGTGGTGATGCCGTAGTGCTGAAACAATTCCACATCCTGAAGGGTTTCCGGGGCCATGCCCTCAAGCTGGGTGGTCTGCACGCCACCTTCAGTGGTGATGCGCGTGAGTTTCGCCCGGAACGGACGGCGCAGGGCACTGAGCGCGGAGGCGATACGCCGGTTGATAAGGGCGGTGATATCCATCAGTGTATCTCCTGCCAGGTATTCCACAGCAAAGGCTTGCCTTTGCCCTTGTGTTTACGGCGCGAACGTGGGAACGCATCGGCTATCCAGATACCGTCCTCTTTCAGGGTGAGCGTGGTAATGAGCGGCTGGCCCCGGCCGCCGCTGATGCGGCGCGACATCATAAAGAACGTCCCGTCGATGCCGTACAGGTCACTCTGAATATTCACCCGCTGGCCCGGTGTCCACGGGATACCGGCCGGGGTACGCAGACCGCGCACCTCGACGGTGAGCGTCAGCGCCTTCAGGCGGGAATCCGAGAGCAACTTTTTCGCGCGGGCGGTGGCCATGTCGTCAGTGTCAGTGTCGCACATCGTCTGAATAAGCGGTCGATACAGCGTGAAGCCGCCGTCGGTGGCGGTGCCCTTGCGGTTATGCACCCCGTCATGCTCCCGGCTACCGTGCCCCTGTGACAGGACGGTGACCTCCGAGTAACGCCCGGCGATACTGCGCTGCCGGGTCAGGCTGAGAATATTACTCCGGCCATCCCGGTTCAGCATCAGGGTAGCCACAGGCGGGGCGCTGTAATCCGGCCCCCCGATAATAAAGGTGCCATCGGGGGCGACCCACGTCCACAGCCCGTTGACCTCGGCGACTTTCTGGAGCGCTTCCCAGGCAGTTTCGCCAGGTTCAACGTTAAATTTTTTCGGGGCAACGGATTTATCCGCGTGAATGGCCACTTTACTGATGCCGAACGGGTGCACAATGCGGGTGATGACCTCCTGCAGCGTCATGTTCTGCGCCGTAAAGACCGGGGCGGAACAGTCCACCAGGGCCCCGGCATTGTCCCGCCCGGCAATCGACAGCTCATGGCGGCCCCGGCGCAGCCCCTCGGTGATATCGTCAATCAGGCCGGTCATCAGCACATCGCGCCCGGCGCTGAGCACCACCCGCGCACCGGGTTGTACCTCTGCAGGCAGCGTGGCGGTTTCAATCCCGACGTCGAGTTCCCAGGCGCCCGCCGGGGTCAGAAACGACGCATCCACGGTGAAGCGCATCCAGTCGTGATGGGACACGCCGCCGACGGTCAGCGTCAGGCGCTCGTCGCGGC